TATCATTTGTCTTCTCCTAGATAACTCAATTCGTTTGCTTAGTTTCATCGGTAATCTCCTCTGCTTCTATAATAGAATCCATTATGTGGTCATCCCAGATATAATCCTCTGTGGCTATCTTTTTAGCTTCTTCTGGGCTATCCGCTTCGATGTCGCGGATTAAATGGTAGACAGTGATATAAACCTTATAATTTGGCATCTTCTTTCTCCTCTGGTTCTTTGTAAACAGCAATAGTAACAGCCACGTTTTCATCTGTTGATTCTACATATGCCCAGTTTGTATGTCCGTAATACTTCTCACAATACGCATCGATGTAATCACTTCTATATTTGAAATCTTCTTCCATTTATATTTCTCCAATCTTAGTCATCTTCTTTCTCCCCATCGTCTTCGTCTTCGTCTGTTAAATACCACTCAGCGTTTGTATTGGTTGTCCAGTTGCCGTTAGGTTCTCCATCATCCCCATCACATGGGTCACACTCATAGACAACACAGACATCCTTGCCGTCAACCCAATAAACACAAAGGTCAAACATCCGTCCTGTCTTATCTATTTGAATACCTAGCCAAGAGTTTTCATCGTCATCATCTCTTTCAGGCCACTCATCCTTGTGATACGGCAGTGCTTCACTTTCGTAATACGCGGTAAGGTAGCCTTTTTCATACTCTGTTAATTGTAGTGTATCAGTCATCTTCATTCTCCTGTCCTAAGTTTTGACAAGTAATCATCGACTTCAAACAGGTCTTTTAGTCCTTGTTCTTCGAGGATTACGAATCTTGATACTGTGTAGCAGTCATCACATAGAATAGAACCTACATCAGGGCATCCAAAATCATCTCCAACAACTCCGCAATCTTTACAGTTCATTGTATCACTCATCTTCCTTCTCCTTTGGATAATATACATCTACATGAGAACCACACTCAGGACAAGATAGATTTGTAACCATCTGGTAATAATCATCCTCATGTTCTATGTCGTGGTCGCCACCCCATATCAATTCTACATATGGAATACAATGCCAACAGTTCATTCTATACTACTCCATATTAAACGAATTATTTCTTTCTCTAAATCCTGCGGTAACGAATCAATAAAGTCACTCACGTTCATCTCTAATATATCCTCAAACTTGCGTTCCAAGTATTCTTCATATTCATGGTTACTCATGGTACAACTCTTCTATTTGTATAGTCTGCCCCATCGCCGTACTCATCAGGTACAACCTCACCCTCTACTCTGTCCCAACATTCTACAACGTCGCTAGTCTCTATCCAAACTTTAGCACCACAAGATAGTGGCTTATCTGGGCTGTATATTATTTCAGCAAGACCATCTAAGATAACTCTATCACAGTAGGTGTTCTGCTTACTTGTTTTAACTGTAATGACAGGTTCTCTATCACCAGTCTTACTATTAGACCTAATGACGTGTTGATTTATATGTATTCGCTTAATCATAGTAACTCCTTTCCCCGTACTCATAACACTTAGCGATAATTATACATACAGGTAATAAAACATATAGTCAAGCCTGTCAAATAAAAAAAATAGGGCTACCCGAAAGTAACCCTATTCTTAGGAGGAAAGGAAAATACACCTTACTAATTAGACAACTTCATAAGGTATTCCATAGTGTGCCACTTTTCCCATGTTAGTGTCAAGCCATTTTTTTGCATCTTCTTTATTTTTTGTTACGTGCAGGGTTTGCCATGTTAAAACGTCAACAGCTTGTCTCGACTTGATGCGTTCGATATTTGTCAAGCCCATCCTAGCAGAAGATACAAAACCTAATACTTGCCAGTGTTTGTCATAGTCTCTTTGTACCAGTTCGGTCTTAGTTTCTTTTCTCATCTCTTCTCCTGTTCTAATATCTCTAGATAGATGTCTATTGCTTCCCGTATTAGGTCAGCAACACTAACCTGTTCTAGGCTTGTCTTCATCTGGTCATGTGCTATCTTTGACAGCTTCTGGTATTGAACTGTAGTCATCAACAGATTATATGTCTTGGTTTCTTCTAATATCTTATTCGGACGTGGCATTTGGTTCGCGCCCTTCTAGTTGATTGATTCGCATATCGATATATCTCTTCGCTTTGTTCAAGTCCTCGACTTCATTTGTCTGGGACTTGTACCCTGCCCTCATTATATATTTAATAACGTTGCCCATCCAGAATGGTAGTTCGTTATTCATAACAAATGATACGGGTTCTATTGCGTATCGTTCGTAGTGTGAAGGGTTTTTAATTACATCACTCTGTATCATAGCTTGATTCTCTTGTTTCATTTTATATGACATATAATCATAATATCCTAAATTATCTTGTTCTAGTTTTTCATCAGTCATATTATAGTTATATCCTAATAGTTAATTTTATATAGTAGGGTTTTCCCGATAGGTTAAACCAATTAATAACACGTATGGATTTTGCCGTCAATGCAAAAAATAATTTGACAACGTTTTTTGTTTGTCATATATGTTACTCATGGCTAACTGGATTCGAGATTACGTGATGGACTTACCTTTGCAACCTAATGGTAGGATGCGGATGGATTGTCCAGTGTGTGCAAAGAAGAACACGTTTAGTGTTTGTGAACAAGACGGTCAGCGTCTGTATCACTGCTTCCATGCAGACTGTGAGACTGCGGGTAGGACTGGGTTTCGTCTGACTAAGGATGTAACAACGCATCCTATGTTATTGAAAACAAAGAAGGTTTTGTCTCCTTCCCCTTCTTTTGATTTCGAGATTCCAAATACTTTCGTGTCAATATCACGCAGTCCCGAATCGGTTGCCTATTTAAAATCTGTCAATGCTTACGACTCCTACCTCAGTGGTCGGGTAGATTTACGATTCGACTTCCAACGTAATCGTATTGTCTATCTGATTACTGATGGCAGACGTGTGGTAGATGCGGCAGGTAGGACTTTAACTGGTGAGAAACCAAAATGGTGGAGATATGGAAAGTCAGGTAATCCTTTCGTTTGCGGCAGGGGACGTGTGGGTATTCTTGTTGAAGATTGTGCTAGTGCTTGTAGTGTTTCGGGCAATTTTTCAGGGATAGCCCTGTTAGGTACAAACTTATTGGACACACACGTCAATGTATTACGCAGATATGATAAGATATATGTAGCACTCGACAAGGATGCTACAAAGAAAGCACTAGAGATAGTCAGAAAACTACAGGGTATTGTACCCACTAAACTAATGATTTTAAATCATGATTTGAAGGATATGGATAATGCAACAAGAGAAAGAACCTTATCAGAGTACGCTTGAACATCAGGTGTTAGGCTTCATGCTTAACCACGATTTCTACAATAAGGTAAAGAATATTGTAAGCCGTGACATGTTCGCGGGACGTGACTCTACAATATTCGACGCAATAACGTACGCACATAAAGAATACGGCATCAGTATGCAACCCAATCAGATATCTTCTGTGGTTGCTGACCGCAATCCTGCCATGCCTAATAGCGCAGTGCTAGAAATATACAACATAATAGACAACCTATCGGTGCATATGTCCGAAGAAATGTCCCTCGAACTTGATGTGGTCAAGAATTTTTGGGTTAGAGACAGGGCGAGACAGATAGGTGAGAAGGCGATTGCTATCTTCACGGGCGAATCAGAACACTTCGGGGAACTGAAGACACTGATTGACATGGTTGAGGATGGCAGAATGACAGACAAGACTACGTATAGTGAGATGGACAAGGGTTTCTCTCAGCTTGTAGACGAAGAGGTGGGCGAACCAGACTTCCCATTTAGTTGGGATTTGTTATCGGAGAGACTAGCGGGTATGGACAGGGGCAACCTAGGTATCTTGTTTGCTAGACCAGAGGTAGGTAAGACTACGTTCTGTGCGTTTCTTACCGCGAACTACATACGGAACAAACAAAAAGTAATCTACTGGGCTAACGAAGAACCTGCTGAGAAGATAAAGCTACGCATAATACAATCTTATTTTGAACGTACGCGACAGCAAATGTCTGAAGAACGACATGAGTTAGAGAGACGGTACGCTGAAGAAGTAGAACCGTACTTAACTGTTATGGATTCTGTCGGTACGTCTATGGAAGAACTAAATGAGTACGCACAACTAAACGAACCAGACGTAATGTTCTGTGACCAGTTAGATAAGTTTAGGATTGGTGGTGAGTTTAATCGGGGTGACGAGAAACTAAAAGAGATATATGTTACGGCACGTGAGATAGCCAAGCGTAACAAGTTGTTGCTGTGGTCGGTTAGTCAGGCTAGCTTTGAGGCGCATGACAGACAGTTTATTGACTATGCTATGCTAGATGGTTCACGTACTGGCAAGGCAGGAGAAGCGGATGTCATCATAGGTATTGGTAAGACGGGTAGTTCCGAAGAAGAAAATACTGCTAGACATATCTGCATATCTAAGAATAAACTGAATGGGTGGCACGGAATGTTCACCAGTCACATCGATGTGCATACTGGAGTATACTACTAATGAACATATTAACATTTGATGTGGAGACAACCCACAAGGAAAAGCCTAACGGTTCTAGCACACCCCTGCCCTACTTCGGCAATATGCTAGTATCAATCGGTTACAAGTGGCTAGACAACGACGAGGTGTTCTACGACTGTTACTACCACAGTACAGAACCACCATCACCCAATGCGTTCCAAGACTTCCAATCTGCGTTGAACTATGCAGACGTTGTTATCGGGCATAACATAAAGTTCGATATGTCTTGGGTACGTGAATCTAATTTTAAATACGGGGGACATGTATATGATACGATGGTTGCAGAATATATTCTATCGAAAGCAAGAGGCTGGGCTTTGTCACTTGCTTCTGTTGCAGAGAAGTATGGTGGAGTGCAAAAAGAGAAAGACCTTATTACGCCCTACTTCAAAGAGGGCAAGACATTCTACGATATACCGTGGGACACGATAGTAGAGTATGGTATTGCAGATGTGTTGGCTACAGAACAAGTAGCTTTAGAACAACTCAAAGCCTTTGGCACAACATTTGAGGAGATATATAATGAGTCTAATACCAACTTTGCGTCTGTCGCTTGAGATGACAGATGTTCTGTCTGAGATAGAACGTAACGGAATAAAGATAAACTACAAGACCTTGATGGATATCAAGGAAGAATACGAACAGGAGATGTTTGTACTCGAACGAAGACTAAACGAACTAGCCGCTAGCGCAATGGGGGATACCCCCGTGAACTTAGATAGTCCAGACGATAGGTCTATGCTGTTGTATTCTTGTCGTGTCGCTGACAAGCGTGAGTGGGCTAGGATATTTAACTTGGGTCATGAGATGCGCGGTGCAACAAAGAAGCCCAAGATGCGAACACGTATGTCTAACGCTGAGTTTAAACGTCAGGTGATTCGAGAAACTGACGTGGTGTACAAGACGATAGGTTCTCAGTGTTCAAACTGTAAGGGTAAGGGACGTTTCAATCCTCTGCGTAAGGACGGCACGGTTGCTAAGTCAGTTCGCATTTGTAAGACATGCGATGGGTTAGGGGTCGCTTATCTTAACACTGGCGAGATTGCAGGGTTTAAGATTATACCTCGCGATGCATATGACGTTGCAGCAGGTGGGTTCAAGACAGACAAGGCTACCCTCAGTGACCTAGCAATAACACTGCGAGGAGATGCACAGGAGTTTGC